ATTTTTGTAAAAGAAGGTGGGGCGTGTGGTCTTGGTCTGACAGCTCCATCTCGCCCTAAAATGGGGGGATGTCTTTTTTATACCCCCACCCTATGCCCTAAAGCGCTTGACTTTTGGCTTGATGTTACTATGTCTTGCCCTGTACCTTATTTATTCTCTTCTCTTTGCTGTGCTAAGTCTTTTAAATAATCTTTGCTTAACTCGTTGTTGTCTGCTTGCTTGTGGTGGGTGGTGCATAAACAAATCAAGTTGTTGTTATCTAACAATAAAGACTCATCGTCTTTAACCTTGACAATGTGATGTACCTCTATGCCATCGTATGTAATGCGCCCTTCTGCTTTGCAGACTTCGCAAAGATAATGTGCTCTATCTCTTATCTCTTTGCTTTTCTCTGTCCATTTCCAAGTTGATCTAAGCTTGCGCTCATTTCCGCCTTGGTATGTAATCCTTCGATTTGCATTGCACTTAAAATTACTTTGATGTATCTTTCCACACTTTGAACATGTCCTATACACCTCTGCACCACCTCCCCCAAGTGAAAGGATGGAAAGACAAGGAAGAGGTGAGTGCTTTGGTAGAGAGAATGCCAAAGGTTGATAATGTCTTATAAAATCAATTCTTGACCGGTATATATAAGGCCGTTCTTGGCCGCTATAACATCAACGCTTGTACCGGTCTTATTGGCAATGCCCGTAAGCGTATCACCCTCTTGCACCGTGTAAGTCCGCTTTCCTGCGTATAAATTCCACGCTTTAACATCGCCCATAAAGATGTCGCAATCAAGGTTGCCGCCGTGACCATCCAGACGGCCAACAGATGTCCACTGCCAAATAGCGTAAAAGCTCCACCATCTGAGCTTTGGTTTACTGCCGATATTTGACATATCGTAGTTATAATCTGGGTCTTTGTCCCTCCATTTAGCAATCCAAAGACCATAATCACCGCCGGCAATCCTTGAGAAGTCGTAAGTGTTAACGATATATTGCGATGTATATATAAGCGGCTTAACGCCTGTGAGTCTCTTTACTTCATCAAGCCAAGCAAGCGCCCAATCCGTTTGGGATAAGTCCCCTGCCTCCCAATCAAGAGCAAGAATGCCCTGCCGTACCCAAGGCTTGACGGCCTCAACATACCACCTAGCCTCGTCAACAGCACGGTATTTATCCGGTCTTGCAAAATGGTAGAATCCCATCGGCTTATTTAAGGCTTTGGCTTGCGTGACAAAGTTTCTGAACTGAGGATCAACAATTGTTAGTCCCTCTGTCGCTTTAATGATGACAAAATCGCACTTTATCTTTGACAGGTCTAAACCGTTTTGCCAAAGGCTTATATCAATGCCATTCATGCTCATGTGGCTTTCTCCAAATCGTCTATGCGATGATTAGCTACCTTTATTTGCTCATCAATAACCGCTCCGTGTTCTTCAAGCTTAAAAACACGCTCAATGAGGTTGTTGTGTTTCTTTACCTGCTCTTCCAAGCGATCTATCCTATATCCCGTAAGCTTGCCACTTGCGACAATGCCCCCTAAAGTCCCAAAGAGCGTTCCGACAAGAGAAATTGCCGCAACAATTACAGTCTCACTCATCTTTCACCTCTGGCAACCCTGCAAGGCTTGTTAACATTGACAGAATACCGGCAAGAATTGACGCTGATACTACTGCAAGCCAATTAACATCGCTTAAGACTACCGCCGTGCCAATTGACGCAACCGCCGTTTGACAAATTGTTTTTAAGGCTCTTATTCCTGCCGCTTTCCACCATTTACCGCTCATGTTGCCCCCCTCCAAACAAAAAGAGCACCGTTATAGGCGCTCTTTTGTGTGTCGATGTGTTTATGGACTCTGTGGACTATTCCACGGTGATATTATAACATGTTATCTGTCTCATTTTGTCTCATCCTTTTGTTGATCTGTGATAACTTGCGGTAAATCTGAGGACGGCTATAATTCAAGGTTGCACATATTTTTTTAATGCTATACCCGTCCAAGAACCGACAAACATACACCCTATCAAGCATTGATTTACTGTTTCTCAACTCTCTTTCTTTGATACCTAAGAGCATTTGCCAATCCTTCAAGTTTTGGCGATATCTTGCTATCCTTGCATCAAGCTCTTTATCTTCCACGCTTATAACAAAGCTTTCAAGAGGGTTGCCGTCAATGGTGCTTTGTACCTTGTCTTTATCATACCGGATTGCGCTCGGTAAAGTCCTTGTAAATAGTCTTTCCTTTTCAAGCAGGGCGTTTGCAAAGATGTTTTGCAATTTCGTGTATGTGTCTTTGCATTTTTCGTAATCAATGAATTTTTCGCTCATTTATCCTCCCTCACTTTGATTATAAGTCTCACGATCCCACAAACGGCCAATATCGCAAGACAGACAGTCACAAACAATCCCAAATCCCAAACAAGCAACATTGTGACGCATTGCCATATAAAATTATTCATGTGTCCCCCTTATACAATGTTTCCCGTTTCTCTGAAATAGTTAACCTTTATACCGGTAACATCCTCAACATTCTGCAACATGTCCCATCCGTTTCTGGTTGAGTCTTGCCATCTTTCTTGGCTCTTTGCGAATAATTCCTCAATCTGCTCTGCCTCCCATCCCATATCCCAAAGCTCACAAGCAATAGCCGCATAAATACGGGGCACGAGGTATTGTATCTGCTCTCTTAAGATGAGCTTGTCACGGTTTTTATTACCGCCCTGTTTATAAAAACCACTAGCCATTTTTAACCTCACTTTCTTCTCTTAATTCGTTTACCGCCTTTATAAAGCGCTCTCTTTCTGCATCCGTGATCTTTCCTTCTTCTCTGAGGCGCTCAAACAGGCTTATCAAATAGTCATATTTATTCATTGTCACCCTTCCCAAAATAAAACCTAGTGCAATCGGTGATACACCCCAAAAGACCGCAAGCAGGAAACATTTAATTCCTTGAATAATGATCCTCATGTAATATTCCCCATCTCAACGCCGCACCAAGGGCAGTATCTTCCACGCTCCATTGACTGCTCATCGCATTTTGAGCATATCCACATTTTCTCGCCCCTCATGCCGTATCTAAAGTTAGGTTTCCATATCGGCTTAGGATCAAGGATATCAAGCGCCATTTCCAAGGCCTCAACGCCGCTATAATCGCTCCCTCTTGCATCTTTGAGATGTTCAAGGTCAAATCTGATACATTTCAACATTGTTTCGTGTGTCATCATTCCTTATCGCTCCTTTCTGCCCCTGTCGGCTCAAAATCTTTATAATCAACTCTATGTATATGGATAAGATATCTCTTGCCATTTGCAAAGGTATCTGTGCGCATATCCAAAACTTTAGGACACTTTTTTGCCCAGTGATTTACTGCTTTTCGTAAAATCACCTCGGCTATATATTCAGACCATTCATGTATATTCATTCATTCGCTCCTTCCTGCCCTGTTTGTAATTCCACCTTGAATCTACCCATATCAAGCCATGTGCAATTACCGCAATCATCAACAAGGATTATCAGTCCATCTTCACTAACATAAAACCCGTCAATATCACAAGTCATTAAATTTCCTCTTTTAGCAATATTCTGGATTACACGTTCTGTTGGCTCTTTGCCTGTTTTCCTGTCTATGATCTTAAACAGCGTCATTCTTCCACCTCCTCACCTGTCGGGCTTGCCTTGTAAGGTTCGGGTAAGGGCATCCATGCTACTACTTCCCTGTCTGTTGCTTTCCATACATCACCATTATCATTTTGAAAGAATCCACCTTGATACCATCCACTTCTTGCGTGTGCTATCCGGTTAGGCACTTTTATTGTGGTTAATACATAAGTTTTATCTTCCGGCAACCTCTCGCTAACAGGAATCCACCTTGGCTTTTGCTCCAATGCTTTTAATATCACCGATTTTGCAATGTCCATAGTTCCATAGGCATTTGTGTCCTTAAAAACTTGAATTGCGTCTTGTAAGCTCATAGAGTTAACAATTTCTTCTCTTGTCATTTTTCCACCTCCATTTTTGTGTGGCATTTCGGGCAGAAATCCGGCAACTTGTCGATATGGTCATAGCAAGACTCCAAGCACCTTTCACCGCATTCCGAACAGATATACACATCGCCATAATACGTTGACAAATTTTTATTATAAACCCACCGCCCTATTTTCGGCTGTTCTGCTTTCCCCAATTCGTAAGCCTTTTGGATTTCAGCCTGCTCCAATTCCTGCATCCTTTGGACTTCTGCATCTGTGTACTGCGGTATGACGGAAAGCATCCTGTCCACTTCTCCACACATTGTTTTGAGCAATGCTAATATCTTTGTACTTGTAGCATAATCAAAGGCGTGATTATGAAGCATATTCATAACTTCCTTTCGGCTCACGGCATCACAAGGCTCTTGATCTAACGGTATTCCTTCTCTCACCGCCCGTTTAAAAGTCGTCACATTTCCAAACATGCCCTCGTCTCTTAAACGGATGTAATCTTCTTCTGGTATATCAATTATCAGTTTCATTCTGCTCACCCCCCTCTCTGTTCATGCTGTCGGCTATTACAGCAAGGCTTTGGGATATATCCGCTAATATTGTGCCTATTGTACCCAAATGCCACACAGTCAGTTCTTCAAACGTACCCTCTGGCTTTTCCTCTGCTTTTTCTGCTAAAAACTTCAATACTCTGCTAAGCTGTTCAACTCTGTTCATCCTTCCACCTTCCCATTCAACACTGATCGTCCTGCTTCTCTAAACGCATCACGGTTCATCATTCGCCAATCACCGCCAATAGGTCGCCACAAGTGCAAAGCCTCTGTCATATTGACATATTGGCTTTTCTTTGGATGTATCTGCACAACTTCTTCTTCATCATTCCAAAATAAATCTTTAACAAAGCACATCTCTTCCCATGTGGGCAACCGCCTTGCATATAATTCAACGCTGACGTGTTCCCATCCATCTTCGTTGTTTCCTGCAACAATGGAACATCTAACCCCTGTCGGCAGGTCTAACAATCCGCACTTAATGCCGTATGGCATAGGAGCTGTTTTCCACATAACACCTTTTATGCTTTTAAGGTCTTTCATCCTTTTACCTCCTGCATCTTTGCTCCGCATTCCGGACAGTACTTGGTTTTTCCATAGGTCTGCCACTCTCCGCAAGCCGAACAGATAAACCTCACTCTGTCCCATGTCCTGTTGTCGTCACGGTCTACCGTCCAGTGTCCTATCTTATGTGTCATCTCAACTTTTTTATTATCCATTTTTCTTCTCCCTTCGTTTTTGTATGTCTGTTATTGCCAACCGGCATTCTCGGCAGGTCATGTGCCCTTTGTCTGCTTTATTCTTGCAACATATTGAGCACATTCCGTTTTCCTTTGCTAGCGCCCTTCTCTTGCGCTGTGAGAGCTTGCAAAGCTCTCTTCGATAATTTCTATACTCTTCATCGTTCCGCATCTCTCTCGGCCTCCTAGCCCCCTTATCCGCCCTCTAACTTTTTGATAAAATCATCGTACCCATCAGAGTTGATGTTCCAAGTATCGCTTTTGGCGGTTTTCTTTTGGCTCTTCTCTTTGACAGCATCCACAACCCACTTTTTAATGCACAAGTAATGGCTCTTAGCTTTATATCCTTTCATCTCGATATACTCGTCAAGATATGTTATGCAATCGTTGGTCATCTGCTCCCCATAATCCTTGTTGAGCTTGTCAATCTCTGAGTCGGTCAATCTGACATGGTGATACTCGCCACATATACTCTTTTTTTCTTTGTTATATTTCTTTATATTATTGTTTGTGATCTGTCTGTGTATCTGCTCTGTGCCCGTCTGTGTATCTGTTGGTGTATCTGTTGGTGTTTCTTCCAAGTCTGCAAAGCCTTGATATTTCTGATAATTTACTATGTTTATCAGTGTGTACTTTGTTGTGCTCGTTTTGTGTACCATATTTTCACTTTCTAATGTTTTAAGGTATTTGCGGACTCGGTTCACTCCCCATCTCCACCTTTCGGCAAGCTTTCTGACACTTGTTATCACCTGCCCACATTCCACCGTAACCACATTGCCATCAATCCAAATTCGCTTATCTTGGTAGTTTGCCAACAAAAGCAGGTCAACCCAAGCGCTACGATGGTCAAAAGGCTCTTTGCTGTCCCACAAACCGCCCTCCATGATCTGCCGGTGTAATCTTATCCATCCTTGCATAACTAAAACCTCTCATTCCTTCCCCAACTCATAGACAGCAACCTTTCTTCCGGTATATGTGCAAGTTTTCTTTCCCGTAACCTTTACAAGCTTATCGGTTGCAAGCTCTGTAAGCCTTGGCGCTGTGAAATTGCGCTCTGATGTAGGTATGTACCCTTTCTGCATCATGATAACGGCGCATTCCTTGGCCGTGAGTGCTCCGCACTCCGTCAAGCACTCTATGATCTGTGAGTATCTTTTCTGCTTGTCTACGATATCGTGTGCATCTGCTCTTGTTTCCTCTGTCACTCTCATCTCTCTTATACCTCCTCTATCGTCAATATAACTTTGGCCTCTTTGTCGTAACCAAAAGTATCAATAAATCCGGTAACACACTTGCGGTTGTCATCTTTTAGCTTTCCCTGCTTAACCATAGAATCCAAGATAAACTTCTTCGCAAAAGCGACATTATCTAAATCTCGTCTTTTGTTTTCCTCTACCCAATGGAAGTGTATCTTGATAGGGTTTTCAAAGCGTGGAATCCAAGATATCCAAGCGCCGATATCACGCTCAAGCCGTTTCTTAATCTCTGCCCCTTTATATCTGTTAGTCCTGCAAGCGTTGATATATTCATTTAAGCTTGGCAACTTCATCGGTATCTCACAAATAATTTTTACCGAAAATGTTTCGGAACTCTTCTCTTGTTCCATACTCCGCCTCCCATCTCTCTTGGCACTCTCTCTTGATCTGCAAGTCAAGCTCTCTGTTAAAGTGAACACCCTCATTGCTCATGTTATGGTGTATGGGGCACAACCACACCCAACAACCGTATTTCTCCGATAGCTTTCTGTTAGCTGTTCCGTAAAATACATGGTGCTTGTGCACTCCCATACACCCACATACATAACAGGCTTTAACCGTACTCAATAAAGATTTACTCAAAGTCTAATCTCCAATCATCATCATAACCTTTGGAATCCGGATAACTTTCGGGGTATAACTCTTTGTAATTAACAACCTTTACACCCTTTCCAGAATATGCGCTTGTTCCTGCATTATCATAAATTACACCCTCAATATTGGAGAGTTTCATTTTGCTTGTATCGTCTCCGCCGCCGTATGTAGCAAACGTTCCATCTTTATACAGTATGGAAACAGACTCATCATCAATGCCAAGCTTGTTGGCTTTTATCTCTTTCAGTACATTGTTTTTCATGTATTCCATTGAGTATCTTTCAAGTATCTGCCCGTTATCCATCTCGATTTGAGCATATCCATTCTTCAAGGGAGCGCTCATAAACTCTTTGACTCTTGCGTTCTCCCTCTCAAAATGACTCTGTAAACTACCTGTGCCGCTACTTGTTGCGCCTCTACCACCCATTTTTATTTTTCCTCCATTTGTTTTATTGCTCTTTCGAGCTCCCGATCTGCCGGTGTATCCAACCCCAACTCTTTCATTTCTGAGATAACCCCATCAAGCAGGATTGAAAATTCCTTGCTGTTATAGGTTGAACTCCCGAAATAGCAAAGCATTTGCACCGCCTCTTGACCGTCAATGTCAATCGTACCTATCTCTTCGCACTCTCTCCATTGTTTCTTTACGGCCTCCACAACATACGGCTTTACGCAAATATAGGTATATCTCCCATACCGCTTGAGCATTTGCAGGTATACGCTCCATTTGTCGGAACGTATAGCACCTGCAATCTCTCCCAAGCATGCCCATAAAAGAGCGTTGGCATCCCGTGAGCGTTTTTCCTTGTGCTCCGTGATATCAAAGAGCTTGTTTCGGTCTTGGCTAAAGAGCCACTTAACAAGCTCTTCGGGTTTCCCCGTCATGTGGGCAACTCCTGTCCGAACGGCATCTCGTCATCAATATCCGTGCTTGAGCTCATGAAATCGTCAGCTCCCTCCGGCGCAGATGTAGCAGAATCCTTTTTGCTCTCTCCAAACTCAACGGACTCTATAACGCAATCGTTGGTATAGACTTTCTGCCCCTCTTTGTTGGTATAAGAACCCGTCTGCCACCGCCCCTCAATCACGATCTTCGAACCTTTGGAGAAATACTTGGCGATAAAATCCGCCGTCTTTCCAAAAGCCACACAATTGATAAAATCAGCCTCCGCCTGTCCGTCTTTCTTGTACTTCCTGTTAACGGCAACTCCAAACTTTGCAACCGTTGTTTCCCCTGCCGCCCTGCTGTCAACGTCTCTTGTCAAAAATCCGATTAAAAATACCTTATTCATTCTCTTTCCTCCATTCTCTTAAATACTCCGTCACCAACTCTTCATTGATGGGGATGTTTACAAATTTTCTCTTATCTTCTCTCAAGTGAACACCGCGCAAGAAAGTTATCTCCGAGCCGTAACACTGCTGATAGGCAATCCGGTAAAGGTTGAGCTGATAACCTAAATACTCCTTGTCAAGCGTTGCCGTGGTCTTTATGTCTGCAAGGCCTCTCTTTCCATCCATGGCAAGCACCAAGTCAAGCCGCCCTGCGAGTATTGGCTCGTCATCCAAGCTCAGAATAACAGGCACTTCATTTGCCAAAACCTCAAAGCAATACTGTGTTTGCAAGAACTTGAAATTGCGCACCTCTTCATAATCGGATGCTGTGTTATCTTTGCACCATAACTCAATGGCCTTGTGAATGTCCGTGCCGCGTTCTGCCGCCCTTTGGAGCGTTCCCTTATCAATTCCGCTATACTTGTTGCCAAACTTCCCCTTGAGGCACTCCGTAATACTTTTGACAATCACCCCATCAACCAAATACAAGTGGTCATCATCGAAATATTCAAGAGTGTGGCCTCCGATCTCCCAACTCTCCATAAGCACCTCATTTCAACTTGATACGGATTGACGGCTTAACAGGGGTTAACTTGATATAGCTATCGTATAAGTCGGGATGATCTGCCTTTAACTGTTTTGAATCCAAAGTCTCTCTTTCAGTACCGGCAACAAAGGAAATGGTCATTTCATCGGTCTGAATTTTTAAGATGTTCTTCTCTTCCATTTCCTCAAGGATTGCGGCCTTTAACTCATCCTCCGCCTCTTTGATTTCCTTCATCTTGCGCTCAAACTCCGCAATTCTGACCGCCGTCTGTGCATCCAACAGAGCAACGCCCTGTGATACTGTTATCAATTCATCTGTCATGATTTTTCCCTCCTCTTAATTTGCTTATGATTTCTGACGCCTTGGAAAGCGATATGTCCTCAATCTTGGTGATGTTGTTAGCCTTTAACAGCTTTTCCAAGTTTTCACCGATATATTTGCTTGCAAGGAACTCAACCTGTTTGGGTGTAGCTTTTCTCTCGTCCGTCTGATTGGCCATTGCATTCTGTACCTCTTCCGCACTTGCAACAGATACATCAATGCCAAAGCCGCACATGCCCAACGCCCTTCCAACGGCGCTTGTCTCCGCATTCTCAATGTATGATGTTTTGTTGATAAAGGTTGACCCTTCCTTTTCCTGTGCTGTGCCTGTGCCAAGCTCTATCTTTTTGTCGCCGTCATAATAGCCAACCTCTGCAAGCATCGTGCACACGCCGTCTTTCAAATCAAAGAAGTGCGTGTGGATATACCCTGTCGGATAAACCATCCTAAAGGCCTTTATCCTCTGGTTAACTTCCGCATAATCCTTTCCCTTGATGTCCGTTGCCTTAATCGCATCATTGGCTTTCTTGATGTCCTCATACTTAATATCCATTCTCTCTCTCCTTTTGTTTTCTAAAGATTTTCTTTACTTTCCGTCATCGGACTCGTGCCGCCTATAATCATTCTTGGGCGTTCCTACCGGATAAGGCTCTACCGGATCACCGCCGATCTCTTTCTCGTGCTCATCCATCAAAGCATTTATGAGGTCTTTCCTTATCTCTCTTAAGGTCATCATTGCATCGCCCTTGAACCTTTTAAGGTAAACATCTTGCAAGATACATTCTCTTGTACCGTTCTCACATGTGGGCGTGTGTATCGCAATGTACGCCGCCCCATCTTTGATGTTGGCCAATATATCTTTCAATTTGATATACCGGTTAAACATTTCTTCTATGCTCATCTTTTCCCTCCTATTCGTTGTACTTCTCAATCTCTCTCTTAAGGCATTTGTGGGTTAACATCATCCAGAACCCCAAGCACATAGCAGGAAACAGCTCTGCACCTATCCATATAAGCTTTACATCATAGACGGTTAACCATATCCAAAGACCCATTGCCACAAGTGCTATGAGGCATCCTGCAATTTTCTGCTTAATCATGATGTAACGGTTAAAAATTCTATTCTGCTCCCTCATCTTCCCTCCATTCCACCCACACCCATTCAGAGTGAGTATTGATAAATTCGTAACACCTGCTTAAATCGTCTCGGTAGAAGTCTACCGCCGTTCCGTTTACTAGCATTGGATGACCGCCTATATCCGTGCATTTGAAGAGCGCCTCTGGGTATAAGTCATCGGTGTAAAGGATCATGTTCATACCTAAGTGCTCACGATTGCTTGACACCATACCCTCGACAGGTACGCTACCATCTGCCGTGTGTGCCCCTTCTCCGGCAATGTAACAGCTCACCTTCACCCGTTGCAGGTTGTGTGACTCGATAAAGTCATACCTTTGTTGAGCTATCCACACCTCGCATGGTCTTATTGGCGCTATCAGCAGGGCGATTAACAATGCTTTCATGGCCTATCCTTTCCAATACCTTGTAAATCTGTGGACAATCAGCTCTCTTGACCGTGTGGCCGGTGATATCAGAGAGTGTAGTCCCGTCCTTTAACACATGCTTAACCATTTACGCCTCTCCTTCCAAGAATGTTTCAAACGGCAAGTTGAGCGCTTTGCATATCTTGTAATAGGTTATGCAATCAATATCCTTGGACGAGCAGATATATGTCATCCTCTGTCGTGTGACGCCGATCTTGTCTGCAAGAAATGATTGCTTGATACCGTTGTTTTCAAGATATTGCTTGATTTTTGCACCGATCATGTAAACCCCTCCTTCCTTTAGACTAGTACTAAAATTTAGTACTTCAACCACATGATGTTGTACTATTTTTTAGTACCTCTATCATATTAGTACTATTTGTTAGTACTGTCAATATAATTATTATGTTAACAGTACAAAATTTTAGTATCATTTTTTGTAGAATTGATATATAATAACCGCCAAAGGGAGGTGTTTTTATGGATACAGATATAGAATTGAGAGATAATATCCGGCGTATTCTAATTCAATGTCGTAGTGAAAAGCAACTAACGCAAACAGAAGTCGGAAAAATTGTTGGAAAAAGCAAAAATGCGGTTGCGTCTTGGGAGCAAGGCCTATCTCTACCAGATGCAACAACTCTCTATCGTTTGGCTCGGTTCTATCAAAAAAGCATAGCTTATATGTATGGGGAGGCTAAAGAGAAATGAGTCTAAAAGATATCAAAAACAGTCTATTAAACATCCTCAAAAAAGAAAATCACACTAATCAAGTGCCCGTACTTATGGAAAACGGCACAATCGAGTATTATGACCCTCATTATATAATAACAGACGGTGAAAACTGCGTGATCTGCAATAGCGCTTTCTATCATACAAGCCTTGACTGCGAAAACCTTTTGTATGAAGGCAGAAAGTTTATAGCCAAAAAGATTAAGGACGCCAAAAAAGAAAAAATGACTTATTGTGCTAATTGCTCACGGCAGAATTATTTATATAAGCACGGGAGGTTTGATGAGTTATGATTGCATGTTATGCCCGTGTTTCCACAACTGAGCAAGCCGTTAACGGCCACTCCATAGATGAGCAAAACGATAGAATGCAAAAATATTGTGACGCAATGGGTTGGAAACCCTGCAAGCTATATACAGACGGCGGTTATTCCGGTGCAAGCATGGAAAGACCGGCGTTGCAAAAGCTGATTAAGGATGTAAAGGCACATAAAATCGAGCGAGTATTGGTATATAAGCTCGACCGCCTGTCACGATCCCAAAGGGACACACTCACACTCATTGAGGATGTGTTTTTGCAGAATAATTGTGAGTTTGTCTCCATGAATGAAAACTTTGATACCGCTACGCCGTTTGGAAGGGCGATGATTGGTATTTTAGCTGTGTTTGCTCAATTGGAAAGAGAACAAATTAAGGAAAGAATGATAATGGGTAAAGAGGCAAGAGCCAAGCAGGGAAAATATCATGGTTCTGACCGGTTGCCTATTGGATATGATTATATAGATGGAGAATTAGTCATCAATGAGAGTGAGGCGGCGCAAATCAAGCAAGCCTTTGATTGGTTCGTTGGCGGTATGTCCATACCCAAGATTGTAAAGGCATTCAACGCCGCCGGTATTGAGCATAGATACGGCCGTTGGCAAGAAAGTGTTTTGAGGCATGTGTTAACACGCAAAACATACATCGGTTATATATACTCCAAAGGGACTTGGTACAAAGGAACGCACGAGCCTATTTTGGATGATGAGACTTTCAACGCCGCCCAAGCCATTATTGAGCGGACACATGCAGAAAGCATTAAATACAACCGCCGTTATGGTAAAGCCTCATCATATTTAGGTAGTTTGATCTATTGCGCCGAGTGCGGTAACAGGTTCGCCAAGATGACAGCTACACGCAACGGCAATAAATGGGTTTATTACACCTGCAACACAAGGCGCTCAAAATCATTGGCCAAAGGGCGCACATGCTCCAATCCCTCATGGAAACTTGATGAGCTTGAAAGCCTTGTTTTTGGTGAGATTAAAAAATTACAGTTTGAGAAGGTAAAACCCACCACCGACAAGCGCCCTCAAACGCTCTCAAAATCGCTCTCTGAGGTTGAGCAAAAGATAAGCCGATTGATTGACCTATACGCAAGCGGAACGCTCTCTCGTGCCGATCTGGAAGGGAAAATAAAAGCCTTAAACGAAAAGAGGGAGAAATTAAACAACGAACTTGACCGGCTAATCAAAGAGAGACAAGACCAATTAACACAAGATGATATAATCAGTTATGCTAAAAGCTTTGATGATGTCTTAAAGCGTGGAAACTATGACGAGATACGAGCAGTGTTAACCGCACTTGTTGACCGTATAGAAATAGGCCGTGATGGTATAACGATATATTGGAATTTTTAGTTTCCATTAAGCGTCTGTCGTTTTAATGACTATTTCTTAACGGAAACAGTAACAAAATTGTTACATTCAACCGCAAATAAAGGTAACATTAAGCAAATAAAAAGCAGTGTGGTTAAATCAGTTTAATAAATTGTTACATCGAGCCATAAATAAGGGTAACAATTAAGCAAATAAAAAAGCAGGGCGGTTAACCCTGCTTAATTTTATCTATCATTGATTATAGCGTACACATCCACATCTAAGGCCTCCGCCAAGTTTAGGACGGTCACAACCTGCGCCTTGTTTATGTCCTTGACCCCCTGCTCATAATGTTGTATCAATCGGATGTTGACGCCGCTCCTTTCTGCAAGCTCCGCTTGCGTCAATCCCTTTTCTTTTCTCCAAAACTTTAACCGGCTTTTATATGTTTCGTGCGGTATTAGTGTCCACTGTTGCCCTGTTGTCTTGCAATTAACTTCTCCAAAGCTCTCAAACTCATGGAGGAACTTTTGACGCTCTTCCTCATTCATTGCAAGCAGTCTTTTTACCGCCTCTGGCATCGCTGTACGCTTAATTCTTTTGGCGTCCCTGTCAAAGTGCTCATTGATGATGTCTGCGTTTAATATCTTTCCCATGTTTTTCTCCTTTCTGGGAGGCTTTATGCCTCCCAACTCCATACTATCTCATTGCTCTCTTTATCTATGATTTCTATTTTTACTACTGCTCTCGCAATGTCCTTTGCCGTTTTGTCTCTCCATTTGATTCCATCTTTGATTGCGCTTTCAGATGTCTTGAATGAGTATTTTTTTGTAAATTCCTCGCCACTGTTGACTCTCTTCCATGTTATGATCTGATAAAACTTTCTTTCTCCCATATCTTAACCCTCCTTAATTGGTGTGTGGTTGCCTGTTGCCTTTATTATACACTTGTGGGTGTATATCGTAAATATCGGAAAACTGCAACAAATTTCCCTCTGTCTTTTGTGCATTTATACACCTTTGGGTGTATATGCAACCATAAAAAAAGAGGGTGACCAACGCCGCCCCCTGTTTTAATACATTGTGATTGGCACATAAGTGACTACTCCGTCATCACCAAATACAAGCTGATTTTCACCAACAACCGCCCCACGCCTTTCACGCCAAAGCAGGTCAAGCCGTGAACCAAGCCCCTTTGCCGTCTTAACATGATTGCCAAAGGTTATGTCGGTATAAAGTCCGGAGATACAATCATAATCGTATGATGTAACTTTTGTAAGCAAGTCCATGTCTAAGGTGGCATCCTTGACTTGTATGATCTCCCCCACATCGACTACACGGTCAATGTAAGCCTTAAGGCTGTAAGAGACTTCGGGATAGCAAGCACTATCAACATACTCCTGCGCCACAACGCCAAGATTTGCTTGTAGGGCGTTGATATATGCCTGTTGAGTCTGGTAGTATTCACGCTTAATGTCATCCTGTGCAAAATTTATATTCTTGATGAATGGCAAATCGTACTGTACGGCACTCTCAACGAATGGCGCCATCAATGGTCTGACACCCTCTTTTCCGGTTGGATAGCACCTTGTGCATACATTATCCCACGACTCAACCTTAGTGATCTCTTTGAGGTTGTTGCCGTATCGGATCGTGAAGCCGTTGTCCTGTTCAATGCTCTGGGTGATTAACACATTAAAATTATCACGCACCACATGAGCGCTTGCACGGCTTACCAAATCCATCAATGCATCAAAGAAAGTGCACCGCACATAAGACGCTCCAAAGACTGACTCCGTGCTGTCTGTGGTTATGTTCCACTGTGGCAATTCTGGGTAGACATAGTAATTAGTCCATGTCGTTAGGTCTGCAATGATTTCAGATATAGGCTTGTAGTAGTCTATCTTGTACTGATAGATAAACGCATTAAAGTACAAATCATAATACAGATGCCAACACTTGGCGGTTATCTTGTACTGTGTCTTGGTAGTTGACCGTATTCTGAAACCCTGCTCCCCCTGTGGGGTCTTGACGACTGCTATCTTGCCGCTAGTGATATACTGAGCGTACTCAATGCCCACTTCAAGGTCAAGATAGTAGTCGCCGTTGTCCTCTTTGTGGACTTTAGCCTTCAAGGGCTGTATGACTATATCGCCGTTTGTGCCAAAATTGGTATCAGTTGTGTCAAAAATCTTGACCATCCCTTATTCCTCTGTCTGTTCCTCAACGGGTATGGGTTCGGGTGTGGGTTCGGGAGTGGGCTTGTGGTCGACTATCTCCATAATCTCGCAGTTGCCGTATTCATTGACAATCTGCACGATAGCATACAGTACATCTTCTGCGTTGTGGAAAGCCGCAAGCGTGTTGTGATAAGCCACTCTTGCGTCTTTTTCTGACGGATAGACCGTAACGCTTGATGCGTCCTCGCCTGCTGTGTTAGTTAACAGTTTTACAACATAGTATTTCATTGATTTATCCTCCTTTATTTGTTTTGTTATGCGCTTAATCTACTAGGTGTGAACCTCTATACACGTTGCTATGCGAAATTCCATCGATACAATAAAAGAAAAACAACCCGTAATAATTTTGTTGGTTTTACAAAATATATTCCCATAGTATCACCTCCTAGTGGACTCGCATGAGAGCGCGCTTATATAAGAGATCTCTATGAGAATGTTGTTCATAGATCAGACCATTTGTATCAATATTCAAGACATATGCGCTACCTTTTGTACGTGTCCAATAATATCCTGTTTGAGTTGTATTATAGATTTTAACAACACGACTAGCCGCATCTGTAAAGATAGGATAAGCAGTCCCCTCGGTTACTCCGGTAGTTGCGTTGAGTTCCGTACTGCTCAACAGTAAAATGTTATCATCACTATACCAAGAGCCTGCACTATTATATTTCATAGGAATCAAATGACCCCTAAAGGATGATGATATGCCATTATAGAAAGTTCCATTAAGCCATGTTCTTACATCACTATTTCTCCAAACATTTGTGCTACTTGAAAAACTTGCCGCATTAAAACAATCCTCTGATATCAAATCATAGCAATCCGTCTGACCAGTATTAGCAGAATCATGGTTTACATCTGCAATAACCCACAACCCGTTATTGTAGTCAACGCTGTTACCTAACTGTACCTTATACCCTATATACTTACTGTCATACACACCACACTCAAGAAATTTGATAAAGTTTTCTTCTGTGGCTATATGTGTTACTGGATCAAAGCAATCATCTGGGTTAACTTTCTTGTACCACGGCTTTACGATAAACATTGCCATAAGCTCACCTCACTTAACAAAGATGCCGACGGTTACCTTCTGAGCAGTAGAGACTTTAGGCAACACTACCGTACAAGCTCCCGTTGCTCCGGCTGTAATAGTTACATCCTCAGGGAAAATGCCCCACTCTGACACGGTGACATCAACAACTGAATCAGCGCGGATAAATGAATTGTTGAAAACAACCGTTGTACTCTGGGAAGTGGACAGCGTGACCTGCTCCTCCAAGTAAAAATCTTCTGCCAGCACCGCAAGCACGATGGCATTGTAGCCTGTTGCGTCCAGCATACACAACAGCACGCTGTTTTCTTTCAGCGTCACGGTCTTTGCTAAACCATACAAGTCTTTGAGGTTGTAGTTGTATCTCTGCGATGATTCAGAGCCATACTGAATGCTCAGCGTTTGAGCTGCTCCATAAGCGTCACTCCTCAACACTATCAGCTCTCCGGCCTTGAATGTTTCATTTGTCGCAAGCGTGATCTGTGTGCTTGCCGTGCCAGCGCTTATCCTGCTGATATAACCGGCACACGCGCCACGCATAGTGTTGAATATAGCGTTGTTTGTGATGTTTATTCCCGTCCCTGCTGTATATGTAGGCAGGTTCAGATCTGCCGTTGTTTTGTTACCCTGCAAGGTAACACCATTTATACTGGGCTTATTGCTTAACTGGTTGTAGTTAGTCGTACCACCTCCGCCGCCAGAGCCGCCGAGCATCACTACTTTTGCATTTCCTAAATAAGCCATTGATTCACTCCTCCACTTCTGCTTCAAGCTCAAGGATGCCACGCATGACTGTATACACATCACTGCCGTACATGACCTTGAGCTGATAAACATACCGCCCCACCGCATCATCTGCCGTGTCTTCTGGGCTTACCTTGACGCTGTACAGACCATCATCCACCTGTTCAATGCCGTCTCCAAGTACCTTCTTAAATAACGCTGTCGGGCTGTTGTAGTCCTTCCTTGCCACGAACAGAGCATCGGTGATGTCAAAAGGCTCTCCGGCCTCGTCTGTAAGCTCCAAACCAAAGCACAAGGTATCGCCCTTCACCATGGTGATGTTCTTATCCTGCATCATTATTGTTTTATCTTCTGCCTTATATACGCTCATTGATCGCTCCTTAAGGTTAAAGTTACTAATCATACCCACCGTGCCCCCCTTTCGACTTCTATCGTTTCAATGCCAGAGCCGGTGAAGTGCAGAGTGTTTATGCCAACAGGGACTTCAAGATTTCTGATGTCGCCGGTGATATCTCTGTTTCGCATAACGGTCTTTCCCATCTGTCCGATCGTTGTTGCATTCATACTCTCGACATCAAGCGTTATCTCTGGGATAATCCAAAAGGGGTCATCGCCACCTATTGATATCTCTGATATGCTGACATCATCCATGTGATTGTTCATTCTCAGTGTTGCCGCACCTGTGCCCGTGATCTTTATCTTCGGCCTTGCAATCACATTGCCCCTGTTCGGTACGACAATACTGCTGACCGTCTCCGATGATATAAGCTTTGGCCTGAATTGTGCCGTACCGTTGTACATGAAACTGACAGTTATCTCTATCTTGTCGTAAGTCTCATCCTCTTCCGGTGTATAGCTGAACGACACGTCATCACCGAGCCAAAAAATTTGATCGCCTAATCGTGTCAAAACGCCATCTACATTCTTAGCGATAGCAATGCCAACACTTGAGCTTGCACCGCTCACAACATCAACTTCAAACGTATATGCAACACCTGCCTTAAGCGTGATCTTGTCGGTATCAAACATCTTAACGGTAATGCTCATATCAGTCTCGCCATCGACTGTGATTACTCCCCGTTTTGCGACATCAATGCTCACATCTTCAACCGTCCACGAATGAGCATTGTATATCAGCATGTTCTTCGAATAGAACACACTATCATTCAACGCCGAATACTTAAACGGCTGAACATGGAAGACTACTGTTGCAGTCCTAAACCTCAACAGCCTGTCAAAATCTATCGCATTGTTTATCTGGTAGCGGTATATCTTGTCGGGTTCGTTGCTGAACAGCACCTCACCGCTTGAGTTAAAGTATTCGATGACCTCGTCAATGTCATAATCGCCATACAAGCCTATTGTCATCTTCTTATCATAAGCCGCATACCCAAGCTTGGTCACAATGTCGCCGTCCCTGCCGTCTATCTCCTCCGTCTTAGTACGGATGAGCGGCTTGGTGATAGGCGGCAACTCACTTATGAGCAGACCCTTAATGAGCGTGCTCTTCATGCCGTTTAATACTATGTAATTCATTAGTTACCTCCCATCACGCATATAACAGCTTGCTTGTGGTTGCATCCACAAAAGCGCCCATCTGCTCATCGTCCATTTCTACCTTCATCTGTGACAACGCAATTTTAAACGCATCAACCACACCATCAACGGTAAGTGCCTGTCCTGTTGTGCCGGTAAGCGTTGCAGTGGTATCAAAGCTCGTGGGTATAGCGTCTTGCATCTGATCTGAAACATATTTCATCTCATCAGCGAACCCTTGCCCTACACCCATGGCGAGATACTTGCCCACGGAATCGGCCATCACTTTACTAGGGCTTTCAATTCCGAAAAAGTCCTTAAGTCCCTGCAATACGCTGTCGCCAAATTCCACGATCTTATCTTTTATCCATCCCACGGCGTCTTTTATACCATTCCAAAGGCCTTTGACTAAGTTTGTGCCTACCTCAACAACTTTCTCCGGTAAAGTCTTAAGTGTATCAAGTACAACTTTGACAATGTTCTTGGCGGACTCTAAGAGCTTGGGGATTGCTTTACCAATACCGCTTATCAATTCTCCAAGTATCTTTCCGCCCATTGATAGAATCTTAGGCAAGCCTTTGACAAGCTCCGTTACAATCGTGCCTATCAGCTTGGGTATCATCGCCACAAGCTTAGGCAGGGCGTTTAAAATGCCTGTTATAAGACTGCTTATCAATGTAATACCGCTTTCAACGATTAAAGGCAGGTTTTCCGTTAGCACATTGATAATCGTCTCAATGATAATCGGCAGGTTATCTATCAAAATAGGGATTGCCTCAATAATACCGTTGATTAAGCCGTTCAAAAGATCTTCCCCTGTCGCTACCATCTGGGGCAACATACCCACCAAGGTATTGACCATATCGGTTATTATTGTTGGCAACATTTGCATCAATAACGGCAATCCTTCAACAATGCCGTCCATGAGCTTAAGCACAATGTCTTTTCCTGCCTCTAATATCTTGGGTACGCCCTCCGCTATACCGTTAACAATGTTTGATATAATAGTCGGCAGATTTTCAGCGAGCGCCGGTATTCCTTCAAGCAATCCATCGACAAGGGAATTGATAAGCTCAATGCCCATATCTATTACATCCGGAAACCACTCATAAAAGACCTCTGAAAAGCTTGTTATAAGCTCTGGTATTTCTTTAATGAGTGACGGTATGGTTTTTGCTACACCGTCTGCAAGCGCAAGTATTGCCTTAATGCCCATGACGGTAAACTGTGGCAAGTATGTGTTCAAAGAGTCTATTGCCGCCGGTAAACCGCTTGTGATCTGCGTAATGACATCGGGCAACATGTCCGCCAACCCAAACAACGCATTTCTTATCGCATCCACGATAACAGGAAAGTTATCAGTTATCATTGGAGCGATGGAAGAAAACAGCGTGGGTAACAGCTCCCCTATTGCCGTGCTCATACCGTTTATCACATTAGATATTCTTGGTATTAAGTTGCCAATAACGCCGCCTTTTCCATCCGGTGTTATCAGCGTACCAACTAAATCGCTTGACAACTTGCTAAAGTCTGCGGTATCGCTTGCCATACCCGTTAAAAGGTTCTGCCATGCAGCTTTCATTGAACCGGTTGAGCCTTGTATTGTGCCGTCTGCCTCTTTTGCGGTTGTGCCCATGACGCCCATATTTTTCTGGACTACCGATATAGCGTTGGCTATATTTGCAAAAGACAAATCACCTGCTTTGACGGTCACGCCCAACTCATCCATGATGTCGGTCATCTGTGAGGCGTCTTTTATAAGGCGCTCCATCTCACCCTTTGTACCTCCATAACCAAGCTTTAAGTTGTCCAACATTGTGTAATTTTGCTTTGCAAACCCTTGGTAAGCGTTCTGTATGCTATCCATGGAAGTACCAAAGGTGTTGGCATTGTCTGACATATCACGGATTGCACGGTCTGCTACATCCGCCGCCGCTACCGTGTCGCCATCCAAGGACTGTATGAGCGATGATGAGAAACTTGTCACCGTCTCCATGTACTCATTAGCGCTCAATCCTGCCGTCTTAAAAGCGTTTTCTGCGTTTTTCATCACGGCATCCGCCGCATCATCGCCAAATATCTTTTTAACGCCGCCCTCTAACTGCTCAAACTCACCGTATAAAGCGATTGCCTGTTTGCCGGTATCAACAAAAGCACCTGCTAACTTCTTAAGACCATCAAGTGCAACCTTTATCGCCTCTGTTGCAAGATTAGCCAATACATTTTTCATGACGGTATAACCGCCCGAACCCTTTTCGGCCTTTTCGCCGCTGTCCTCCGCTTCATTACCCATCTCATCAAGCGCTTTTGAGGTTTGATTTATGGTTGTTTCGGCGTTGGCAATCTGCAAGCGTGCCTGTTGTACGCTTTTCCCAAGGCGATCTTCCTCTGTTGCGGCCTTGTTAGTCTCACGGGTTAAATCAGTTACAACCTTTTGCTGATTTTTGTATTCCGTTGACGATGTACCGACAGTATTTTTTAACTCTTCAAGCTTTTTCTTCTCTTCCGCTAATTGATCTGAGAGGCGCTTGTGTTTCTCACCTGCCTCTTCATACTGTCTGTTTAATTCCGGTAACTGCTTTTTTAAATCTTCAAGCGCTTTTTTCTGCTCTTCAAGAGCTTTCCGCATTTCTTTAGCGCTTGCTTGTAATTCTTTCTGGGACTTATCGCCGTTTTCAAAAGCTGTGGATGTGGCTTTCATCTCGGCGCTAACAATCTTCAATTCTTGCGTTATCTGTTGCAGGGACTTCTTGTATTCATCCGCCCCCGTAAGTTTTACGCTACCGCCAAAACCGGCCATTGATTACATCCTCCTAAAACCACTCTTCACTCTGTCTTGCTTTTGCGTATAATTCCTTGTATGTGATGTTATTATGAGACATTCTCATTTCCATATCCCATACATCTTTATATTGCTTATATAGCCGATTAAAAGCGGCTAGTGTTAAATGCCCTGTCTCTTTATCAGTCAAGCAAAGCTTTGACCTACCGATAAAGTAATACCAAGAAAAGTCAATGACAGGATCATACTCATCTTGGATTACCCGTTTTTTTCGTCACTCTTTGTGGCCTCTTTCTGTGCCTCTGTAAGCTTATCAAAAGCTTTCTGCATTCCTATCTCTGTAATGATACGACCAACCTGTCTAGGCAATAAAAGCTTGTTATCCGTGCCGTTCTCATCGTTCTCAATGCTTATTCCCTCATTGAGCATTTCTGTAAAGCCAAAGATAAGTGCCTCGGCGTCCGGTTCTCCGGACTCACTTATAAGCTTGGATTGCCAAGCCTCATAAGAGCCGTACTCTTTCTGCATTGCCGCCATGACATTTAAGGTAAATGCAAGCGGTATCTTTTTGTCCTTGTATTCAAGGTATTGGAGTATATCATTCATTTTATTCATTTTAATTATTCCCTCCATAATGTGTCCGTTTTATTGGACTTTAAATTAAAAAAGGGCGACAGTGTTAGTGCCGCCCATTGTATGAAATTGTCAATTACTCATTAACATAGATCGCATACAAAGTAACGCTTGCGCTTGTCACCTTATATGTATCTGTGATATCGGGAGTGGTTGCAGTTGAGGTTGTATCCCATCCGGCAAATACCTTGCCACTAGGGGGAGTAAGCGCCGAACCGTTGGGAACGGGTATGATCGCACCAACAACAGTTGAAATACTGTCATAAGACCCCGTGCCACTGCCTGCATTAAAGGCAACGGTTGCGGCTGTTCCCTCTCCAAAGAAACTGTCAAGGTAAGCCTCCGCCTCTGCGTATGTATCAAATGTCTGGGTCTTTGACCATGTGCCATCGGCAAGGGTTGCGACCTGCCCTTCAAGGGTGGATGTGCCAAATTCCAAATCCTGTCCCTTGGTGGTGTTTTCCTGTGACGGCTCGGACATCTTGACCTTGCATAAGAACTCGACCTTATACTTATATACACCGCCAACCATTTTGGTTATGATCCTACCAAAGCCGATATAGGGTGCTACATCGGTGGAATTACGCACCATCTCACCATTGATGATGGTATGTCCCAACAGGTCTGCAAGCACCTCATCATCCTCATCATCAACGCCAAGGCTCACCGTACCGGACTGAAAAGAGGTATCACTTTCTGCGAGCGCATCATCAGCGTATAATTTAACATCGTTGTTGGATATATCCACATTGCAGGATATAGCCTTTGCAGGTTTTTTTCCAACTCCGTAAGTTGCAGTGCCATCAAGCGCCTCTGTCAAAATACCGTAGCGGAAATTTTTAACACCTATTTTAGCCATTTAATTTTCCTCCTTATAAATAGCAAAATTTAAAGTTTTGTGATAATAACCTGTGTCTGTCTCGTACATGTCCGCACTACTTCTCGACACTTGCCACACAAAACCATTGTCCTTTAGGATCTGTTTAAGCTCTCTCACAATGTCATGATAATTGCCCTTTGCGTAAACGTCAAAGTCATAATAGTCAACATAAGCAAGCAACTCATCGTCACCGGAAAGAGCGTTGTCTGCGTCCTGTTGCATATATACAATGTACGGTTCGCCGTGCCCTTGGTAGTACATATAAGCCACCGGCACGCTCACCCCGTCCACCGTAAAATCCGACAGGATACTTTCTATCAACTCATTCATCAAGTAAACCTCCACTTGCCTCGGATTGGGCGGCCAACATTGCCTCTTCAATATCCTTTTTGCGGAAAGACTTTCTCATAAAAGGGCGCTTGGGAAAAGGTAAAGTGCTCCTACCGTGCTCATACAAATTAGCAATAAACTCCGCAGGAACGCCTTTTGTGGTAGAGTATGTACCACCTTTGCCACTTCTTGAAAAGCTCTTTCTGTTTGGGTTGCTGAAAGGTATATATCCTTTAACAATCACCTTTGTGTTGATACCATCATCAGATGGGGTGCGGTATGTTTTCGTTGTCTTAACATACTCTTTCAAGGTGTCTGGGGCATTATTCCTCATGTTGTCCTCAACAACCTTTGCACCGGCACGAGTCATCTCGCCCAAAATCTCATCGGTGTTGTCATATATCTTTTGGATATCCCTCATGATCTCCGTTGGCAACTGTACTTTAAAACCCATCAGTGTTCTACCTCTTTGCATTGCATTTCAAGCTCTACACCTGCCTCATCAACATTATTGAGATATTCAATGGTGTATATCCTTCCCCCATACTCCACCTGCATATCACGGTTTATAGGTGTATGAGGATATCGAATTGTAAAATTGGTATAAGCCTTTTCAAAATCCGTACCATTCCGTATCAGTGTAAAGCCCCTTGTTGTCTTTACTGCCGCATAAGGTTGTAATACAAGCGTTTTAACCACACTCTGAAACCCTGCGGCGTCTTTGACAACCGTTGTCTGGTATATGCTTATCCTTATGTTGTACTTTCCTGCGTTTATCATAAAAGGTTCACCACATGAAGGTTGAGAATACTCTCAACCACCTTGTTAACATTTGAGCTGTCAACATACATTGCTCTGTTATCCCACATATCTTGTACCAAGATAAAGACCACAAGCACAACATCCGTAAAAGCATTAAGCTCTAAAAGCGTTCTGCCGGTATATTGCTCAATATATGCCTTCGCCACATCGAGCAATGATCCTAAAGTCTGTAAATCGGTTTCAACTGGGTCAACAAGTCTAATGTACTCCGCTAAATCGTTGGTTGTAATGTCACTTATTTTTTGCACATTCATTATGCACCTCCGTTTTTGGGTGCTTATGCCTCATAAGTGCCCGTTACACCCAAGATTGTTACATCTTTTTTGATATTTTCCGCAATGAGGTTTGCATCCACCACCTGTGCCGTTGCATAATTGGTAACATCAACCTCTGCCGTGCCTGTGATCTCTACCTTGCCGGTGCTAGGGTTGGGAACGGCAACATTGGCCTTTGCATAAGCGGTAACATCTGTTTCACCGTTTGCGGTTATGCTCTTTGTCCCTGTCGGCGTGATGAGGGTATATTCATCTGCAAGGCCATCGCTTATAAGCTGTGCCCCCGCCTCATCGGTGACGGTAAGTATTGAGCCGTCCGCAACGGATGTAAGCTCTCCCGTGGAGCTATCTCTCATGGTAAACGGGATAATTGCTCTAACATTCATTCTGCTTTCCCCTTTCTCCTTTTAGGTTTATCCTCCGCAACAACCTTTTCTGCTTTCTTATCGGTTGTTACATACGGGATGATGTACCCTGCTTTAGACAGGTCATCAACAAGGGCAGAATCGGTTATCTCCCTTATCTGCCCTTTTGCCATTGATAACTTATTACCGGAGAAAGAGACACACGCTATATAAGCCATGGTCTATCCCCCTTTCTTATGCCATTACAAGCTTTGCAATCTTCTGCTGATCTTCGACAGTGGCATCAAACTCGAACCAAGAAATTATGCCGTAAGCATGCTCATCAGCGTACTTCTCACGCAGAACCTCAATGCTAATGCTTTCATTGAACTTGGTTGCAAGGCCTTTCATATCGCCGTAGTAAACAACGGTATTGCCGGTTGCTATTTCGGGCATGTTGTCGGACACATAAACAGGCTTGCCAAGCAGGGAAGTACCAAAGGGAGTGGAGATATCATCGTTGAGCAGATATCTTCCCATCTCATCCTTGAGCAGGCGGAGTGCTGTTCTAGTAGCAGGACTCATAATCCATATTGCATCGTTCTGGTAACGATCCTTTACCTTGTCATGAAGCTTGATAATCTCATCAGCGGTTATTGCGCTTGCGCTTGCGGCCGTCACACTGTTAGTAAGAGCGGAAAGGCCTGCAACTTTCTGATAAGTACCGTTCAGTAACTCGCCCTCAATCCAACGTGCAATGTGCTCGGCCATAAGGTTGATAACATGATCTACGATGTTGAACTGTGAGTTATTGATAAGGGAACGGCTCACCTTTGCAAGTGCACCGGCAAGGAATCCGGTAAGCGTAACCTGTGAGGTGAACTTGCCTACATTGCTTGCGATCTGCAAAAACTCTGTCTGATAATCAACGGTAATGTGGGTTGTTCCCTCATCGTAGTAAGGGATGGTAACAGTACCCTTGATATTGTACTTGGTTGATCTCTCCAGAATGGGGCACACATCATAAACTCTCTTTATGATCTTATCCACGATGGTCTCCGGTATAACCGCACCATTGTTGTCTACGTCCATGTTGTTAGCTCTTGTCTCAAGCTTGCCCTCGCCACGGAGAAAAGCCTCAAACTCTGCTCTCTCAAGCTCTTCAACTGATCTCTTCTCTTCCTTGTTGCATGCTCTGTTTTCTTCCATTTTTACTTCCTCCTCTTCGGGTTCTTCATCCGGTTTTACATCCATTTCCTTAAGCTCTCTCATATCGTCATCAAGCTTAAGTGCGGCCTTTATAGCCTTTACATCATCACGGATCTCGGCAATCTCCATCGCCTCATCCTCTGTGAGCTCTCTTTCTTCCGCTTTAGCGGTCTCGACAAGCTCTTCCGCACGAGTGATAAGGTCATTCTTTTTTTCTTCTTTCGCCTTACGCTCGGCATCACTTAAGGTAATAAGTTTTGACATGTCTTTTTCTCCTCCTTTTTTAAGATTTCATGTCGGCTATGAGCTTATCAAGCTCACTGTAATCTATCTGCTTAACCGGTTCTTCCGGCGTCTGCACTTCCTCTGTCTTTGGCTCTTCAATCTCACGGATGTTCAACTCATCCGTAAATGTTTCGCCAAAGTATGTTTCCACTTCATCTGCTCTCACGGCTACTAAAGTGCCGTCATAAGCAGGTGTCTTGGTACGGTCAAGCAATGACACCTCCTCGAGGTCAAGGTCACGCACATTTCTTATGGGATAACCGTCCTCATCGGTTTTCATTGCCACATCACGATCTCTGAAACCAAAAGACCAACCAATCAAGTCACCGTTGCGTGCTTTCTTAATCACTTCTGGGTCTGTGATTGTGGCTCTTGCCTTAAGTCCGATGTTATCCTCAACAAGCTCAAGATTACCGTCCTTAATGCCGCCTAAGTCTTTGCCCCTGTCATGGTTTAGCAACAGTCTCACATCATCGTCACGGTCAAGGGAACGCTTGAAAGCGCCTTTACAGATACGCTCAACAAATTTTCCCATACGAGAATGGAGCGGCTTTGACTTCCGCTCCACACTGTTCACATATCCCTCAATTTCTACGCTGTCCGCCCTTATCCTTATTTCCATATTATTCGCCTCCCACCTTAGCCCAAGCCTTGCCTGTCCAATAATAGGTATCGTTGGTGTCAAGCTCATGGAACTTGCTGTTTATACCGATGTTCTCTTCGGGCTTTTCGTCATCGCTGACGCCCTCAAGCTCAACATAGTCTGTGCCGTGTGATAATTTGTTTGTGATTGCCATAATTAACCTCCTTTAAGCATCAGCGGAATTGCCGCTCTCATCGAACTCTTTTGCCAACTCGTGCCCCTCAAGCATCGCCTCGGTCTTTTCTTCCTGTGGGTTGCCGATATTTCCCACGGTATCTGTATTCGGTGTATAGTAAACGTGTTTGTTAACGTCATACAGAACCGCACCAAGGCCGACATTGATAACATCCATTCCCTCAATCCACTCCATGTTTTCAGCACGCCGGATCTCGTTTAATGTCATAAAGCCTGTTTCTTTAGCAAGCTTGTAAGCCTCATACCGCTCTTTGATGTTGACTCTGACGATTTCTTTTACGTCAAACTCAAAAAAGTAATTCTTCTTTTCCTTCTCCAAGAGCAAATCGCAATTTAGCGATGTCTCAAAACTCTTGATTATCGGATATATAGCCTCTTTGAAAGTGCGTTCAAAGTCATTAGGGTAAACATGAAAGATGTTGTTTATCTCATCCGTTAAAGTTTTCTTGGACTCTCCCAACTGACTTTCAACCGCCGTTGCGCTTGCCTCTTGAAACTCTAACCCGTTATTGAGTACAACCACATTTTCAGAGTTGTTTGCATAAAGCCTTTTCCAAGCCCTTTTGAGAGTATCAATCTCTTCCTGCCCCAATTTATGAGAGGCTTTCAAAAAGCCCTTTTTATTGCCACCGGTGGAAACCATACCAAGCTGATACATCAAAGTTTGGTAAGCAGTCTCTAAAGCTTTGGAAACCTCAACGGTCAAGCCTACACCGCTTGCACCGTCCTTTGTGTTTCTCAAGACTTTGATAAACTCATACGGTTTATAGGTTGCCCCCATAACAAGGATGTTGTAATCTTTGAAAATAGGCTCGTACACCTTCATGATCTCAATGTACTTATCCTCAACATAAAAAAGTCCCGTAACATCGTTGCGGAACTTTCTCACATAACAATATCCACCCTTACCCAAGAGGTAATCCTCAACCATTGCCTTTTTCATCTGAAAGCCGTTGAGCTTATCCCCCGTATCACCGTTTAGCATTTTCACCCTGTTGTCGTTTTCAATCTCTTCAACCTTGCCCTGCTTATATTTGTAAAGCTTGACAGGCATTGCGGCGATTGAACCGGCTATAAAGTCCACCGCACCATTGACGGCAGGTAATGTCATTGCCTTATCACGGGTGATTGTTTCGCCGTTTAAGAGCGCTTGCAAGAGTACATCATCAACTATCGGCTCTTGTGGCGTGGGCGGCGTCTCGTCCCTTTTTCTGAAAGCATCAAATAAACCCATTTTTGTTTCCCTCAAAATGTCTGTATGACAAAATCCATCTGGCTCAAGAAAACATCCTGTTGTAAGAGGTATGTTGCATTGATAAGGCTCACCACCATATCAACCTTGCCCTTTGACTTCTTTTTGTTCACATACAGATTTTTATTGTTATCATATACGCACCGTGCGTTCTGGAAGTTGATCTCAAGCAGTTTGTTTTCTGTGTATCTAAACTTATCGCTTAAGATAAACTCTTTTAATAGCTTTGTTGGTGGATGTAAAATGCTTGAATGCTGTTTTATCTCTACAAGGTTGTACCCTGCTCTTTCAAGCTTTTGTGCCGTTGAGAGTGCGTTCCACCGGTCATATCCAATGGCTTGTATCTGTACGCCGTATCTTTCTTCAAGGCTCAAAATAAAGTCTTCTACAACGGCGTAATCAACAACCATATCACCGCAAGCAATAACCTTGCCGCCGTTTAACAAGTCTCTGTATGGCACTTTTTCTGCCGCCGTCTTTTCTTCTATTCTTCCCTCTGGGATAAAAGCAAAAGATTCAGCAAGTATGTTGTTATCGTCATCAACCGATACCATCGCAACCGATGTATTGTCGTTTGTCTCTGACAGGTCAAGGCCAACATAAACAACACGGCCTGTCCAATCCAAGTGGGCAACCTTGCACTTTTGCACATCCTTAACATCAATGTATGTTTCCGTGCCCTGTCCTTGGTATATGATGTTGCAGTGCTTAGTTACAAAGTTTTCACGGCTACTTTCAACCGCTATGGCCTTGGCTCTCTTCTTCAAAAGGTCATCCCATATCTCTTTGATCTCCAAAGATACGGGGTTAGCCTGTTGCATGATTAAATCGTCTGTTTCCCAACCCTTTGTCTTGTCCGGTTCATAAAGCAGGGCGAACACCGTTTCATCTTCCTGCGTGCCATCCAATATCTGCTTGGCATAAGCAACCTCATTTTCAAATGGGTTGTCTATTGTTGGGTATTTTGTGGAGATGATAAACCCCAACTTGTTTAATATATTGAGCTGACCGGAACGCATAGCCTCAATCGGATAAGACACCGGCAACGCTCCCACTTCATCAGCTATAAAAGCGTTGGGCAATCTACCGTCCATACGGCTTGTGCTATACGATAGCGGTATATATTGCGTCTGCGTTGGCTTGAACATGATATAATCACGTAAGACCTTAAAACGCTTGGCGCCCTTGTGCTCATACACCAACGGCGATGATCTGATTGTTTCTGCAATCGCCTCTCTCACTTCTTTTGAGAGTGCTCCGTCTGGCGCTACACTGTAAAACTTGGAGAACTTTGGTTCGGTGAGAAACAGCACAATAAATATTGTCGCTATGGTGTATGTCTTGAAATTCTTACGGCAGATTTCAAGCACTCCCGTTTCATACCGTCTCTTGTTTTCGTTGTCTCTGTAAACCGTACAAAGGATTGCAATATAAAAGAGCCATTGATAACCGACTGTGCAGTTATACAAGGACTCTCCGGCTCTCATGCCCTTGGGCATGTTCAATATTTTCAAGATATTTTCTATCTGCTTAACTTTTTTATCGCTGACTATATACTTTTTATCTTTCCCCTCACATATACGCATCCAAGCTTTCATCTGCAACTTGACATACTTGGGTGTGGTCTTTTTCTTTACGGACTCTTTGCAAAATTCGTATGCTTTATTCATCGCTCTCGCCGTTGATTATTGACAGCAGGGGATCTTCCTCATTGGCCGTCTCATCAACGCCGTAATTCTTCAAAATTCGCATAAGCGTTGCGACTGTCTTATTTGCTGAGTCCGTTGTACGGTTATAGTCACCGATTGCAGGATTGCTATATAAATTTCCACGCCCTTTGACATACTCTTTAGTGACCTGCATTCCATATTCACTCAAAGACTTTTCCAAGTCGGATAAAATCTTTAACTGTACTTGGTATCGCTTAAAGGTTGTCACAAAAAAGAAGTTGCTCTGAGCGCCGCTCTCTTCCGCAATCCGCAATATCTCATTAGCTTGCTTGTTTAAGTCCATCTTTGCCACTTCATCATCTCCTTTTATCTCATCTTATGGCAATAAAAAAGCACCCTTTCGGATGCTCTTTATCATGGTGCTAAATGTCCATGATCTTCTCTTATTTCTTCTTACCGGTATTCTTGCTTGCGCTATTGCCGGTGCTCTTGCCGGTATTCTTGCTTGTACTCTTGCTTGATGTTTTCTGGGTATCGCTCTCTAAAATGTTGAGCATAGCCTTGTTAAAATACCCATTTGATGACGGCAATGTTTTACCTGCCATGATTTTTCCTCCTTTACTTAAGTATCTTTTTGACTTCCGCCATTATTGCTTTGCTTGCCTTGCTTGCTTTACTGCCGTTGCAGAACACATCCGCACTTGCCTCGGCAATCGTCTCGGCGTAATTGCTCCTTGCGTACTTGCTGATATGTCCTGCCATATTTGCTGTATTTATATTAACAGCTTTTCCGGCTCTTGCAACTATTTCTCTTTGGTCTATCCCTGCTTTTTTAGCGGCAACTTCGCCTAATCTGTGGCCGATCTCATGTGCCGCTACCGCCTCCGCACCTGTCTTGTTTCCGATAGGGGGATGGAAACCTGTTTTTGCTCCCTCCTGCATGGCTTTTGTAAGATTTGCATTCTTGACATACTTCTCGTTCATAATCAAGTTATCATTGCCATAAGCGCCCAAAACTCCGCCCTTGCTAAAAGTGCCAACAGACAGCTTGATGTTTTTAACCGCACTACCATACTCACGCTCAAACGCATCACGAGTATTCATGATCTCATTAGCAAAACCGCCGCCGCCTTTGCTGATTTCATCAGTGAGTGGATGAGAACTCTTGACACGAACCGTGGTATCTTCGCCCTCCATTCCGCCGCCATAAGGCCCTGCTCCGCCACTGCTTGCACCTCTGCCACCAAAAAATTGCAGGTCAAGTTTAATCATTTTTCCAATTCTCCGTTACCTTGTTTTCATAATACTTAACAGTTATGCCTTTATAATCAAAATCAAGCTTTCCGCCATAAACCAAAATAGTTTTAGGCTCTATCTGCTTAATCATTTCATTCATGCCATCACGCCACACCGACAGGGCGTTTTTATCTTCCTTGACTCCGATAGTTGAGACAGATACAACGCTCCCTTTAGGTATGCCCTTAAAACAGAATTGATATGTTTCCGGTTCTGCCCAACTGATAGTAGGGATGACTTTTATCCCTTTGCTCTGATAATATGCCCCTATCTGCCGTGATCTGTATATGTTCCATATCTTCATTGGCATTGGCATATCCATATACAATGAGAAGTCCGGCGATAGTATGCAATCGTACCCCTTAAGGATATCCACATACTTGTCTGGGGCGTTCCATACCCTCTCAAACTGATAATCGTCAATGTAAAAGTGTATGCCGCACTTCTTATTGTCGCTTGACTTGGCATAATTAAAGCCTATCAAGTCATCCGGTATGAATTTGTTGTTTTTTATGGTGGGCATTTGCCAAAAGTCATTGGTTAGTCCCCCATAATCCACCAAGTCAAGGTTGTATGCCTTATTGGTACGTTCTCTTTCGTCTCCGTACCATCCCTCGTCATCATCGGGCAGGTCTACATCGTCAAAGCTGTCCAAATCTAAGCCAAACACTGACATATCAAGCGAGATATCATCAAGCTCAATCTGCAACTTGTTTATATCCCACTCCGCCGCCTCTGATACCTTGTTGTCTGCGATCCTAAAGGCCTTTATCTGCTCATCGGTCAAATCATCGGCCTTTATACACGGGACGCTATCAAGGCCTAATTCAATGCTTGCCTTGTATCTGGTATGACCGCATACAATAACATTGTTCCGGTCAATTATTATTGGAACTTTAAAGCCAAATTCTTTGATAGACGCTTTCACGCCCTCAACCGCCGCATCATTTAATCTGGGGTTGTTCTCATAAGGCTTTATCTTGGATAATTTGATGTTTGCAACTCTCATTCTTTATCATCTCACTCTCTGCAACATCATTTTTCTGCGCCCTCTCTCACTTTTTGTAAGAAATCGCACTTTTTATGTAAGTTTTTGCAGTTTTCGGCAGGTTTTGGGGGGTTATTTCCAAAAATTCGCCTAAAATCAACATTTTTGTAAAAGAAGG